GTTCGTTTATGGTTACACCTCCATTGTAATACGTTGGCATTGGCGTGGCAGTCGCTCCTTTGTATTCCACGTCTTCTAAATGCATTAATATTGTGAAGGGTAAGTCTGGTATTCCCGCACTTTCTCCTATCTTCCTTAATGGTACTAGACTGGAGATGTACAGTTTCCCGAGTTGGTTTATATCTTGCCCCACTAGTGGTACGAACTCTTTATCCCAGAAAAATGGGACTTTCATTGTAACTCGCGTTGTGTATTGGGGGCTAACCACAACGTGATCGGCATTAGAGAGGAGGGTTAATCTACATAATTTCTTCTCGGTGGATGTAGCTTTGTCATTACCAGCAGCGTCTAGAAAATTGTACTCGAACTCATCCGCTAAATTTGGTCTGTAAGCTACCATTACTGCTCCTGCATGTACTTTGGATTCGCCGATCATTATATTAAATACCAAAGTTGCCCTTATTGCAAAAGTATACGAAAGTTTGTCCCTAACAAAACCGTTGTTTAGGAATTCCACCCATGGGTTGATTGAGGTAGATTTGAAATGCCCGTCTTCCATTCTCTCTTCGTATAGCACAATGTCCCTACCAAGCCACTTATCTAGGGATGCAGAATCATCAGTAAACGTTGTAAATGTGTCATGTGTTATGAATGTCTCGGTCTCTTCCATTGGTACAGTTACGACTTCATTATTTGGTCGTACTTCTGCGAAAGGTTTGAATCTACGTTTACTTTTAAGCTGGGCAGTCTCCAAGCTCTGTCGAACGTCCATTGCTACAGGGATATAGATCTGTTCATCCTCACGATCTTCCACTCTCTCTTTCCTACTCTCCCACAATTGTTTTATGCTACGCTGTACTTGAGTGACTATCTCTCCCCAATTGGCATTAAGGCAACCTATACACATTGCTGACAATACAAGCTGTGTTATTACAGCTATTGGTGCAAGTGACAACCACGTGTTTTGTTGTTCTTGTTTTGGAACTGCTCGCTGCCATTCATATGCGTTATATCGCATGTGTCTAACGGGTGGTTCTGTTGTATTTGTTTGGGTAGTATTTGTAGTTGGTGATATGGTTGTAGGAGTGCTTGTCTCTGAGAGTCCGTCAGCTACTGCTATAGTAGGTGCATGGGTTTGGGTGCCATCAAACTCAATGTTTTCTGAACTAGCACCAGCTTGTGTGTCGGTTAGATCTGAATACTTCTCTCGTATGTTTGGTGCTTGCACTTTCAACATCGGTTGGAGGTCTTGCCATTCAGGTGATGTTCCCATAAATTCTAGGTTTTCACCACCGCGAATATACACAGCTATACATAAAGAATTAGGTTCAGCTGTTGTTCCGATGGCGTTAACGGGAGAAAACACGGATACCGTTAGAGTTCCAAAGCCAAACCACCTCGCGTCCCTCCCTCTCCTTTGGGACACCATCTTGAATTGCGTTGTATCTGGCATTCTAGCAAAAGGCATTACTTGTCCATTATTGACGACAATGTCCATAGTGGGATCATCTGTTACATTCCAAATGTATGTGTGCTGTGTATTCAGGGGGGGCATGTCACCTTCGGCTGAATGCGGATCATATGTGATCTTGGCTGTGAAAGTTACAGACATTGGCGCATATGCAACAAAACGATACTCCATTGATCCAGCTGCAAACTGGAAAGGTGCGGCAGCTGCCGCGACATTTGTCATGGCTATCCCTACACGGTCTGTTTCACTACCCCATGATTTGGATATACA